CTCCCCTGTGGGTTCATTACTGAAACCCATGACCTACCTTCTTAAAAGGCAGGCCCCCACCTTACTTTGATGTCGACGTGTAAGGGACGTCCATAACGTTCCAAGTGCTTCGGATCAAAAATAGGGTCGAGACCCCTTTTGAGGAAGAACTTCAATAATGCACCTTCACCCGAAATCATAGATTTCGGACTGGGGGCACTCACCATCAATCCCCTGACAAGGGGGCGATGGAGGGCTTTACAGGTCCGCTGAGTCTCATAACCCAGGAAGCTGTTACGGCCAAGAACTGGAGATGTTTCAGCGACAGTCGGAAGAGGGGCTAATCTCCTCAGATGGTTGTCGAGGAACTCTGCTGTTTTCCAGAGACCAGCTCGATAGAGTTGGTTCCTAAAAGAATAGCAAGAGATCATCTCGGAAACGTCACCACGATGCGAAGGGATATACCTACGAAGGTAAGTGACAGAAACATCACTACCTCCATAGTAATCCTTTCCGCAAGACTCTCGGAACCTTCCGGTCCAAAAGGACTTGCGCGAATTAACTTTCAACCCATAACGGGTTAAAACATCGACAACGTGACGCACTAAATCTACGGGGACAATCAAGTCGTCACCGTAGACACGCACCTTTTTAAGAAAAGACAATAGGTCTTTCTTAATGAGGGGTCGGTTAAGCTTTTCTTCATACGCAATGCAGATAATGGTCAAAAAGACCATCGCCTCCATTGGGAAGCATAAAGCTGAACCCATAGACGCGAACTTGGAAAGGGAAATATTCCCAAAACCAGGAACGTTTGCTCGGGTAGAACGACACGCCTGGACCGCACCAGAAAGGTGGGGGAAAGGACGTAGCATCCTAAGAACGAGCAAATTGGAAACGCGGTCACTAGCTTCAGAAAGATCGATAGTCGCAAGACTTCCGTCCTCTGAACCTATCCGAGCGTAAACCTGATTAGGTTCCTGCTTGGTAAAGCCGATAGATCCTTGCAGTAAGTCACTCTGCTCGAGTCTATCTACGATCACTTCCATGAGGGACTGTTGTGCATATTGCATGCACGTAGGCTCCATGGCGATGATACGAGGCGTTTTCAACGTTTTAGGGACTGAGACAACCTTTACAGGCATCTCAGCCTCAGGTTCGACGAAAGTAACACCGTCAAGGACATACTGAAAGCCATAATTAGCTATTCGGTAGTCTCCGGAGGGGAAGTACCCTTCAAGACGAGTGTGCCAGGTGTCACAGTCGAACTTACCGTTACCGGTGATTCGATCTGCGGTTTTACCTGGTCCGTGCTTGGGGACAAGATGACCATCATAAACTTTGCAGTCAAGATGGCTACCATCAGTACCCCA